GTAAACTCGTCTTCTTTGTCATTTGACTTGGCGTGAATGACAAACACAACCACATTGTTTTCGTCTAATTGTGCGTAATGGCTCATCCTATTGTCACCGTACTTCCTGGGTCTGTTTCCGTCACCGTGTAAACCCTGTTCACACCAACGATTGCGCTGGTCTGTGTCACACCGCCAGAAAATGTGACTGTCGCTTGAACAGGCAAAGTGAAAATGACAACCCCTGAACCGCCGTTTCCGGCGTCTCCGCTGTGTGTACCACCACCACCACCGCCAGTGTTAACTGTTCCTGCGGTGCCATCAGTTGCACCTGGCCCCCCAGCACCGCCGCCGTCGGTAGCTGTGCCTGCTGTGCCCGAAAGCCGTGAGCCACCACCACCACCGGCCCGCCCCACAGCGGAACCCGTAATCGAAGAACTAACCCCTGCCCCGCCGTTGCCACCGTTTGCAGTACTGTTCGCGGGCGTTACACCCACAGCCCCCGCACCACCACCACCACCAGCAGGATAGCTCCCGGCAGTGTTGGGAGCATTTCCGCCAGCGAAGCCTTCCCCAGAAGTTGGGGCACCACCTCCAAGCGCACCCTCCCCGGCACCACCACCCGAACCGCCAGCCCCACCGGCGTTGTCTTGAGTCGCGCCATACCCGCCGCCAACAGTGGAGACAGTAGCGAAAATAGAAGCGTTACCGGAAACCCCGTTGCCGTTGCTCCCAGAACGCCCCGCCCCACCAGACCCAATCGTCACCGTGTAAGTGCCAGCCTCTAGGCTCAACGCGCTTTCAGCCGAAGCACCACCACCAGAGGACTCACCAAAAACATTTGAACGATACCCGCCAGCACCACCCGCACCGGCAACGCCTCTACCCCCACCACCACCACCAGCGATAACCACATAAGAAGAGGCGTAAGGGAGCGCCCCAAAAACGGCAGACATACGATTGTATTTCGTGAAGTCCCCGATGGAACTCTGGCTCATACTTGTTACAGCCACAACAACCCCCCCTAAACTGTTACTTCAGCACCGAAAGCATTGATGCTCAAACGGTCAGCAGTACCCGCCGAAACCGTCACCACATCAGTAGCCTTCACAGTGATACCCAAAGTAAGTGTGGTCGAATCATTCGCAGCCACCGGTACATCATAAGCAATGTAATGCTGATTCGAAATCGCGTCACCATCCACACGGATAGCCAAACGGAAAGTCGTAGCCGCAGCGTTCCGGTTCGCAATAATCACCGTGCTGATAACCGTCTCAGTCGAGGAAGGACAGGTGTATAAGTCCGTCAGCGAAGTCGTAGTCAAATCCAGCTGACCAAGTGATTTGTATGATGTTGCCATTATTATGCTCCCATGAGTAGAAAGTTAGTTTCGAAACCTACGCTTACGCCACCCGCAGCAACCCACGCGCTCCCAGTGTAATACTGCAACGCATCCGTGTCCTTGAGGAAACGATGTTGGCCCTCCTGCGGTGACGCAATAGCAGAACCCGCCACAGCCTCACTCGCAAACACAGGAATCGACTGCGACATCAGAAACGTGTTCACCTGGTCGGCCGTAAGAACGTCGCCTGCGACGAACGTTTTGAATCCGGCGGGAATAGCCACAGGAAACTCCTATCAGAAAGCGAGGGCGTTAGTGTCCAGTATACCGAACACGGCGTCATCCAACACAAGGAAGTTCCAGTCAACCGACGCCACACCGACGAGCATGTCGTGCCGTGTTTGAGTGATTGTCGAATCAACCCGGATGACTTGCCCATATTGCAGGATGGGGTCGCCGATACGGTTCGGGGTGAACTTGACGAGGATGACATCTCCCAACTCCAACGCCAACACTTCTGCCTTGTTCGAGACGCTCAGAGTGTCTAGGTTGAAAATCAGCCCGTCGATACGATACTCAGGTTGACCAAACTTGCGAACCGTGAAATCTGCGATGTTATCAAGTTGTGCCGTGGTAGACAACAACGTTTCCAAGTCTTCCGATACCACACCAAACAAAGTCCGGGATGTCTGATTCACGGCGGTCACGGTGCCCGCATCCGATGTCACCGTTACCGTGTTCACAAGCAACTCTGTGCCGAAGTTTACGTTCACCCGGTCATAAGGGACACCCGACCCATCATCCGCGAACGTAGTCAACGAATCGGATGTAGGTGTGAAGTCAGCCCTCGACCGGAAAGTCAACGTCGAATCCTTAGCGATGAACAGCGCACCCTGCTCCGACCGGGAAACCTTCTGCAAATAATCTAAGGCGTTACCCTCGAACACGTCAGCACCCAACACAGAGGAACCCTCATCAATGCTGACACCGTTAGGCCACGACACAGACGCCATATCCAACACAGCCTGAACACGTTCCCCCGACGTTTGCACGGTCGCCGTCCCCGCGGTGAGGAGTTGCCGGGCAAGGAATGTTAAGTCATCGGAGGCAACAATCTCTGCAAGGCTTTGCCCCTCCGGTGTGTAAGCGAGGTTCCAGTCGTCAATGACGCCGGTGAACTGTCTCTCCCCGTCCACCGTCACACGAACCTCACGGCGAGGAATAATGTCGCCGAAGTAAGGTCCGTCTGCATATTGTGGGTCGAACGTTCTCAGCTCATTGTTCAGTTGGATTGTGAGTGACCCGGCAGAGTAACGGTCCAGGTCACGGTTCTTCCCGCGCGCCACCTGAACGTTGCGGACAAACGATGTGATGTCCTCAAACTTTGTTCCACCAAGCTCCGACGAATCCAGGACACCCTCGAAAGGGTCGTCAAGGATGAACCCACGAACAACACCTAACTCAACAACGGTCGACATTACGCCCCCGCAAACACAGGGCCAGAGGACCGTTCATAAGACCGGATAGCGTTGACCACAGCCTCGCCGAGCTGCGCACCATTCCCAGAACCCATCCCAGCATTCACGGTGATGTTGTAAGTGTTACCCACGCCACCGTTAGCACCCAACGGGATAACAGCTTCAGGGCCGGACTCACCAATCAAAGCAAACGTCGGCGCGGTAACAATGCCACCCTGAGCCATCGCGGGAATGCCGAAACGGTCCGCAAGAATCTGAGAAGCCATCGACTGTCCGGTGACCCCGGCACGGTTCTGCATAACCCCGACCATGGCGTCATCAAACATTGTGGAAAACTCGGACCCGACAGATTGAATACCGCGACGCCCAATGTCGCTAATCCCAGAAACGTCCACCTCATCGAAGGTCATCCCGTCGAAACGTGAAGGCATGTCCAACCGGCCCAAACTTATCTCCGAAGCGCTGAAGTCAATCTCCACACCGGGCAATGAGTTCGCCTTATCGATGAACCAGTTCAGCCCACGAATAGCAGAGTTTATCCAACCCTCTAAATGTTCAATCATGCCGTTGAAAGTTGTCGCCCAAGCTGTGCGCAGATTGAAAACGAAGTCTTTGAAATCTCCAGAGAAATCACCGAGAGCGAGGAGCAGCCTGCCCAAACCGAACTCTTTGAAAATCTCCATAGCCAAAGGCAACGCCACCGATAACACTTCGGCTAGCAGGTCCAACGCTGGGATGACAACATCGGTCAGCATCACACCTAGCAGTGGCAACACAAAGTCCAGAAGGGGCAAGAACATTTCTATCAGTTCCAACACAATCGGGATGATGGTTTCTAGCAGGCTCATGAACACAGGGAACGCGGCCTCGATGATGGGTGTGATTGCGTCAACAATATCCATCAGGACAGGGGCAAGCATCTCTAGCGCATCCCCGATGAACTCGCCCAAAACCCCGGTGAGGTCGGCGAACAAAGGCATGAGGACGTCAAGAAGGGCAACCAACGGTGGCAACGCGAGTTTCACAAGGTCGAGGAACACCCCAGCAATGTCCCCAATGATTGGGAAGATAGGCGACAATGATTGGAGCAGTTCCGGCAACATCCCCAACAACTCACCGATGACAGGTTCCAGTTCGGTGAACAAGTCCTCTAGCAACGGGCCTAGCGAATCAATCACAGGCATGAGGGAATCCAACAGGCGGGCCGCAATGGGGAGCAGAATGTCACCCACACCAAGCAAAGACACCTTCGCGGTCTCTAACGCCTTGTTCATTTTGAACCCGGCAGTTTCCTCTACCGCGGCAAAGGCGTCATCGAGTGCGCCAACATCGTCAGTCATGTTCGCAAAGATTTGACGGGTCGTGTCAGCGGCCGGACCCATAAGGTCAAGAACACCGGACAGCGCGCGGACGTTACCGAACACTGACGCGGTCGCCTCAATGTTCCCGTCGAAAGCGCTTGTCAAGGTTTCAAGGACAGAGAGAAGACCTTCCTCTTTGATTTGTGTCCGCAAGCCCTCCGCAGACAAACCCATCCCGGCAAGCGCCGTCTCAGCCTCCGCGGTCGGCTTTGTAAGGCTCGCCAAAATCTGACGCAACTGTGTCGAAGCTGTCGACGCATCAGTACCCGTCCGCGACATCGCCGCCATCGACGCGCCAACCTCATTGAAGCTAACACCAAGCGCCGAAGCCAAAGGCAACACTTGACCCATAGCCCCAGCGAGTTCTGCCGGTTCCAGCTTTCCTTCACGGACCGCCTCAGTAAGAACATCAACCGCCTGCGCACCATCAAGCTGTGCCGCGCCATAAGCGTTCACCGCAGACGTTGCTAGGTCGGCAATAGTCTTTGTATCACCAAGCC